AGATGGGTTATATAAATACGATTGTATTGCAGGTATAAAGAAACTATTTGTTATTGTTAGTCTTGTCCAATTTATTATTGATTCTTTGTATTCCTCATTTCTTGATTTTTCACTGAACCAACAATTATTAAACCCTGTAAAATCTAGTTGATCAAAAGTTCCTATTAAATCACATTTATAAAAATGACATTTTTCTATAAAACACATAGCTGATTTTTTAAATATATTTAAGGCTTGATTGCAATAATAGAACCAACAACTTTCAATGTGCAATTTTCCTGCTTCTAGGTTTGAGTTGTATTGTTTTATGCCATTACATCTATCAAAACTAAAACCCTCAATTCTCATTTTCCAACCATCCGATATTGTTGTATTAAAAGCAAAACCATCATGTGTTGTTCTAATGATGGCTCTATGACCAACCATATCAACAAAATTACCTCTAATATTTATTTCAGTATCGAATGTATAAATTGCCGACGGAAAAAATATCTGATAATTGAATCCTGTGTTTTGACCATCTTCAAAAGGTCTATATAATACTTCATTTGTTTTTACATAATCAAATATAGCTTGAATCCTCACACTATCAATTGATGCATCTGTTAATGTTAGAGGTAATAAACCTGTATTTCTAGGTGGGTTCAAAACATTTATAATATTTCTAGGCAGTAACATTTCTGTTAGCAAGTCATCATGTTGTTCTACAACACCTGCAATACCTTCTTCAGCCTGTGATGGATGTGTAACACCAAACCAGCTACCTGTAAAATCACCTGTTGTTGATAATTTTCGATTATTTGTTAATGAAGTAGATAACTCCCTTAAATTAATATCCGTTTGCATATTGGATAAATCTATTTCCATTTGTTGTTGATATTCTTCATAATCTGAATGAAACTCAATAACATTATCAATAATTTCATCCTGTTTTTGTAAAATCTTTAATATTAATTCATAAACTGACATACTACCTTCAAACACATAATTATATGCATTTCTAAAACAAGCACTTAACTTTTCAATTATCATAATACACCTCCTAATATATTTGCATAAATAAGTCTGATAGTTCATTAATTATTTCAATGTCTACTTTTATAAATGTATCTCGGTATTTTAACAACAATTCCGATAGAGATATTTCAAAGCCGTTTTCTGTTATGCTATTTGTTTCGTTTTGTGTTGATGCAAGAACTCCAGTGGATGTTGTTCCATTTGTTTCTGTTTCTGTTTTAGTAACATCTTCTGAACTTGTATTTGTTTCTGTTTCATCAAGAACATTGCTACCGTTTTGTTTTGTAACATTTGTTGCATAAGTTGTTGCAGTAATGTCCAATAGGGAACCGTTTGGTGTGTCATAATAAACATCCTGTTCATTATTTGTTGATGTAGAATCAACATTTTTGTTTTGTGTTATATCTGTTCCTTGTGTTGCATTATTTGTTTTTGTTGATGAATCAGTTGCAGTTGTATTAGCTGAATTTGTTGTATCTTTATCGGATGTTGTATTTCTTTGAAAACTTAGCAACGGATTTATTTCTAATAGTTCGGATTGTATCAACTTATTATAGTACGGCATTATTTCATTTAATGTTGTATTTAAATAATGTTTAAATCTTCCTGCCGTTTCAAAACCTATTTCATGAAAATAATAATGTTGAATAATTTTATTGTTTAATTTTGTTCTATATTCTTCACTAAATATCTCATATTCACCCATACCTAAATCAAAGTCATTTTCTATCATAAATCTTAGTTCTGTACTATATTTGCTCAACTTCATCACCTTCAATCGCATAATCTAAGTATGAATCTGTATTAACAGAAACACTAATATTTAGACTAAACATTTTATTAATTTCATTACAAGCAACCTGTCTAGCCTGTAATTTTGCCGACCTATTTGCAACTGCCAAACCGTTTGAAATTAAAACTTCATTTTGAGTTAGACGTTCATTTTTTTCAGATGAATTATTATCAATACCAATATAACTCAAAACTTCATTCCATAACTTTCTTTTCTGTTCTTCTAGTTTGTCTGCAACAAAAGGAGCACTTGTGTTAATACTAGATATTTGGGTTGCATCCATTTCATCATTTACTATTATACAGGGTTTATAATCACCATATTGTTGATACAGGTTTTTTAATGTAAACTCTTGTTTTTTGGATGTCTTAATCAATATCGGTGTTCTCTGTGCATGGATATTAATATCTATAGTTTGTTCAATATTCCATATTCTTTTAGCAAAGTCCATGATTCTAAGTTGGGGTGTATCTCTTACATAATTATTATATATAATTACACAATCTTTATGGTTTGTTAATACACGATTATATCCATTTCCACCAATAACATTTACTTTTGTTGGTTCATAATATACATCTAAATTACCTGCCATGGTACATTGTAGCACTAAATGTTGTTCTAGTGTTTCATCATAAAAAAATGCAACTTGACCTCCTTCAAATAGTCTTAAATTCAAATAACGTTGATTAATTGATGTTGGAACGTTATCCCACTTATATGCATTTATAAATAATTCTTTCAACACATTATATATTTGTATCCAACTTCCTTGTACTTCATTATTACAACCTTTACCCATTTGTTCACCTCCATTGTTTCACGTGAAACATCCTAATTGTTTCACGTGAAACATCCTAATTGTTTCACGTGAAACATTATACAGTTGAATTAGTTCTATTATAGTTTCCAACATTATCATTATGCCAAAACGTTATACCATTTTTAAATATTGTGTCAATTTTTTTCAAGTCATTGTTTGGAATACTACCAAAGATATTGTTTTCAATTGTCTTGATATAATTCCAATTTGCCCTAGATTTTAGATTAGGGGTTTTTAGTTCATTTACTTTATATCCGAACCTATCAAAATAATTATCAATTATTTTAGCAAATTCTTGTCTTACACATTTTTTATTCATTGTGAAGTTTTGTATTCCTAATGCAACATTACCTCCACCACTTACATTACCCTTGATTGGATTAGGTTGTAATGATTTTTCATAAAAACTGCCTATCGAATTTGCAACACCTAAAACACCACTTGCAACACCAATTGGATTTCCAGTTGCAACACCAACACCCAAACTTAAAATCGATCCCATTACGGCAGTTGTGTTCGATACTGCATTTTGTGATACCCAATTTTTATATATGTCATTTGTCCACGAACACATTGGATAACCTGTAATTGTCATAAATTCTTCATAGTTTTCTGCCAAACCACGATAAAATTTTGGTATTAAATAAACAGTTGGGTCAGGTGCTATATTGCAAGACACATAAAAATCCATTGTACTAGAACTGGATAATTCATATTTGTAAATGGATGCATCCCCTCTGTTATTGCATACATTCAGAAAATTATATGGATAACAAAGTAGTTTTTTATTTTTAGGTGTATATCCATCTATTGTGGTTAGATTTTTTGTTGTTGAAATATTAATTTTAGTTGCAATGGCTTGATTTATTCTATACGGGTTTTCAAAATTTGCAATTAAATTTTTAGGCATTGTAAACACATTATTAATTGCATCACCTTTGCCAAGTCCATCTAAAGCAGTTTTAAAGTCATTGACAAAATCAATATCGTCTGTGCCATAGTATCCTGTACCTGTATAAATACCTGTTATAGTGGAACCCACTATATCATCTCCTGCAACACTAGATGTAGATGAAACAATAATTGCAATGTCATTTAATTCAGAAACGGGTGTAGATGATATTATTATTGGTTCCCCAATATTTAATCCTTCCTCAACTTGATGTAGTCCAATTGTATCATCTACCACGTGCTCTCTTTCAATATAACAATCTTTTATTGCCATATCAAATAACCATGTTTGGATAACATCTATTTCAAAAAATATTTCAGTAGTTGAATCATTTAAAAATTTCATATCTGTTACAAATGCATAAAACCACTTATTAGAAAAATTACTATTTTGAAACATAAGATATTTTACATTCCAAAGTGATTCAACATTTTTTGAAACTTTTATCGTTCCTTCTTTTCTTTGAAAGACAAAGTCTGAAAAGGTGCAGTTTGCTTTGGTTTTTGAAATAAAAAAAGAAGATTGAGCCGATAAAGAAGAAAAGGAAAATGTGTTGACATAGTTTGATGATATGTCAACATTTTCTAACAACCTAACGATTGTTGATGGTGTAGTCATTATACAATAGTAACAACGGCAGTATCTGTTTTTGTGTCATCAAATACAGATGTAGCAGTTACTGTAATTGTTTCTGCATCCTCATTCTCCCCTATTACAAGTAGACCCATAGAATTTATTGTAGACTTTATGGAATCAATTGTGAATACACATTTTGATGGGGGATTGCCTGTTCCTGTAGATTCGGTTGCAAACTGAACTGATGAACCAACTGTTGCATTTGCAGTTGCAGGAAATAAATCAATTGATGTTAATGTTGGTGCAACTGTTACAAACAATATTGCATTAGAAAACATTGAACACGAAAGTGTTTGTTGGTGATGCAAGAAATAATTATAATATAATCCCTGTGGGTTATATATATTGTCTGTGGAGATTAGTTTGTCATAGACCATAAACCAATCTTTATCCACAATGGCACATAACACGTTTGATAAACCACCAAAATCATCTACTAAAACTCTTCTACCAATAAAATCTGCTTTGTCCATATTAAATGCTGATGCTAAAACTTCTACATCCACTAATGCATCAAAGGATGTATCAATTAAAACTATTTGATCTTCTTTCAATGTGAAGGTTTTTACACCGGCATGGTTAAAATCTGATGACATAAAAGTTATTTTATTGGAATAATCTTTTATCTTTGTCATAGCTAATTTTGCAGTTGCTTCGTCAGTAACAGGTGTTACCTGCACCATTGCAAATTTTCCTTCTACACCGTAGTTGTGTATCATGTTTTTCATATACAAAAACTCGTCAAAATTATCAGATGTATAAAGCTTTCTAACAATTTTTTCAATCAAGGATTGCATCCCATCATCACCCAAAAAAGCCATTTGCAATTCTGAATTTTGAACAGTTGTCTTGTAAAAACCTTTTCTGTTAACGTCATGAAATACTGATTTTATGTCAGGCAAATTTCTTTTGTATAGTTCCGATTCTGCTACAGACGGGTCAAACACGTTTTCAGATATTAAATCAACAAAAACTTCTTCAATTGTTTTACCCCATTCAAGCATCCCTTTTTTGAATTCACGTAATGGATTTTCAAAAAGTTTATCAGTAATCACAACCTTACCTATTCTATTAAATAAAGCTTGTGCAAACTCGTTTCTGCCTGCTGACCAGTTCATTATTGCCGTTCCAACCTCGGCTAGATTTGTTTGTGTTGCCGTTGGAATCCTATCCTTATATTCTTGAGTTGCTGAATTTTTTATTGCATTTAAAAGTGTAGAACTTTTATAATCAAAATTTGTCATTTTTAATTTCCTCCTTACATTCCTAAGTCATCAAGCGACTTGGATTCTTCATCATTGTTTGTTTCTGTTTCTGTTTCTGCTTCCTTTGTACCACCAAAAAATGTATCAATGTATTTCTGTTTTTGTTCTTTTAATTGTAATTCAAGTTCTGCAATTCTTTCAGTATTTGCATCTGAACTGGATGCATCACCTTCGTCAATTAAATCTTTATTTGTTTCAACTAATGACATTCTTTCATCCTGTGATTCAGTTGTTACTAATAGTTTTAGCAATTCCATAAGTGACATAAAATCACCTCCTTCATTAATTATATCATATTTTAAATAAAACAAAATTACTGTTTTTATGGTATTTTTCATAGTAAAATATTTTAAAAAATATCATTTATTTTAGTATATTTTGTTGACATATAGACCATATAGGCGTATAATAGTAATTGTAGAGAGGTGGTACAGAAACTACAAGTCTAATACAAATTCAATTACATTAAATTAATGGAGGTTTTATTATGAAAAAAAAATTAATTAAGCAACTTGAGGAAATGGCAATAAAAGAAGGTTACACAATTAACACAAAGGAAACATTATATTTTATGTTTATAAGTGCAGTAAAAGAAAATATATCAATACCAATTGCATCTATTTCACGTAATATGATGGATGAAAATATTAAAGAATTTTATTTTGATTTGATTAATCCAAAAGAATATCATATTGAGGAGGCATAAAACAATGAATGAAAATCTTATGATGATTATAGAATGTATAGCAGGATGTGAGGGTTCACCAACCACAATAAAATTAGGATATACAATATCAGGGATGAGTTATAGAAACGGTTTCGTTGTTCAAAATTCAAACGGTTCAGTGTTAAGAGAAATAACAAAATGTTTAAATATAATCAATGAAAATAGACTTCATATCATGATGGAGATGAACATGGAGAATAACGGACTACTAATAACATCACTAAAGAAATAGTCGAAACCCACAAAGTGGGTCGCAGGATGGGTTGCTACCTCCTGCTTGATAATGACAAGCTAAAATAAATTGAAGGGAAAATAATATCAACTAAAATCAAATTATGAAGGGATGATTAAAATGTCTAAAATGATAACAAGAACATTTAAGCTATTTACTGTTATAATTACAGATGCAAAAACAGGTGAAATTATAAGAGAAGAAGTGTTTCATAAGAAAGTTTCTAAAGAGAAGGTTGCAATGAAGTTTCTAAAAGAAACAGGTAACATTGGAGTATTAATTGATATAGTTGAATCTGAAGAATGTAGAGAAATGAGTTTTGAAACATTCATATCAAACTCAAAATTAATGACGGCAGATAACAAGGAAGATAACACAACACTTGCAGAAAATGAAAATAATATTAAAACAGAAAAGGAGATAATATAATATGAAAAAAGATATGATAGTTGAGGTAGCAACAACACAAGCAGTTGAAGTAGTTAAACCAAAAACAATGATGGTGGATGATATTCAAGAAACAAATTTAATGCAACAAATGGATTTAGGTTCTTACTACTCCATACAACCAACAACTAAAGCAGAAAAATTAGCTCTTTACAACGCATTAAATAACCCTCAAGAAAGACTTGCCGATCACATCAACATGACTATAAATGTTAAGGATGTTTTAGTGGAAATTGTTGAACTAGAGCAGGAAGCAACTGGAGAACTTGTTAAGTGTCCTAGAATTATATTAATTGATGATAAAGGTACAAGCTTTCAATGTGTTTCGGTTGGTGTGTTTAGTGGTCTAAAGAAAATAATGAAATTATTTGGTGAACCAACATGGGATGAACCAATTGCAATGAGAATTAAACAGGTGGCTAAGAAAGAAAAGAAAATGCTAACAATTGAATTAGTTTAGAAATTCGCAGGGGAAACCCTGCTTCTTTTAAAATGTTTCACATGAAACAATTAGGAATGTTTCACGTGAAACATTTTAAAAGGAGGTGAACAAATGAAAAAAATATTCTATAATATTCTTGAATCAGAATACACTTTTGAAACAAACAATTTAATATTCTATTTTTCATCAACATTATATTTAGAAAAATTTATGGAACGATATTTTGATAATAGAATTGAAATGTGTTATCGTCTATCATCAAGATACAATATAGCTTTTGATTGTGATGATTATTTTGATACAATTCTATATTCATCTATTGAAAAAAGAGGTTTTAGGATATATGATAAAAAGTCGGAGGTGTTTTTTAAATGTCTAAACAAAGTAAAATTAGATGGAAGGATGAAGATAAATTAGAATTACAAAGAGTAATAAAAAACTTTAATGCCAAAATAAATAGGGTTACAAAGAAATCCCCTCATTTAGTTAATGCATTACCATCTAAAATTAAACTAAAAGACACTTTAACATCAATTGAAACTAGAGCCGACCTAAATAGAAAGTTAAACGAAATAAAAAGATTCAGTAGAAAAGGCGTTGAGGAGGTTGTTGTGTCACCCACAGGTTTGGCACTTACTAAGTATGAAATAAAGGAAACAAAATTAAAAGTTAGAATTGTTAATCAAAAACGAGCAAAAAAAATAAAAGAGTTGGGTTTAAGTGTTGAGAAAGGTAATGTAGGTCAAGTTGAATATCAGAATTTGCAACCAAAAAAATTCACAACAAATAAAACAGAAATGGAATGGGATAAGTTTGTAAAAAGTGCAGAAAGAGAAATACAAAGCAGATTTGATATAACATTAATGGAGATATACCAAAATAATTATATAAAGGGTTTATCAGATAATTTTAACGGTGACACATCAGAACTACAGAAAAAATTAAATAAAATTGACCCAAAGACATTTTTTGAACTTGCAATGTCGGACCCTAGAACAAACATAAAATCACAATATGATGAAGTAGACAATGATTTATTGTTGGAAGTAATAAATGAAACATGGGATTCATTGATTGGATAATGTTTTTGTTGGTGACTTTGAAACAACAACAAATATTGAGGATTGTAGGGTTTGGGGTTGGGGTTTGTATGATATAAATTTAGATAGATTTTTACATGGAACAAATATAACATCATTTTTTAATAGGGTTTTTACATTAAATGATACATCTAAAATATATTTTCATAATTTAAAATTTGATGGGGAATTTATTTTTTATTATTTGTTTGAAAATGGTTTTACACATACTACAGAAAGAAAATTGCAAAATAAACAGTTCTCTAGTTTAATTACAAATATGGGTGTTTTTTATTCAATTACAATTATGTATAATAATAAACAATATACAATAATGGATAGTATGAAAATAATTCCTTTACCAGTATCCAAAATGTCAAAAGCATTTAATATTGCACAGATTAAAGGCGAAATAGATTATGAAATGGAGCGACCTATAGGATATAAATTAAGTGAAAATGAAATTGCATATTTAAAAAATGATGTTGAAATAGTCGGAAAGTCATTGCTATATTTCTTTAACCAAGGGTTGAACAAAATGACACAGGCAGGAAATAGTATGGCAGACTATAAAAAAATAGCTACATCCAAGAAATTTAAATTACGTTTTCCCCAACTCACAATGTTGGATTTTGAATTACGGCAATCTTACAAGGGTGGTTTTACATATGTTAACCCAAAATATAAAGACAAAGATATTGATGAAGGTATTGTTTTAGATGTGAATAGTTTATATCCAGCAGTTATGTATTACTGTATGTTGCCCTTTGGTGAACCGATACTATATCAAGGAAAATATGAGAAGGACAAGCTATATACAATTTATATTCAAATGATAAGATGTAATTTTGAATTGAAAGAAGGATTTTTACCAACGATTCAATTAAAAAATAATCCCCGTTTTTCTGATACTGAATATGTAACTTCATCTGATAATTTAGATATTACATTATATTTAACTAGTGTCGACCTAGAGTTATTTTTAGAACATTATAATGTTTCCAACATTGAATACATAAGAGGTTGGAAATTTAAAGCAACCAATATCATGTTTAAGGATTATATAGATAAATGGGTTGCAATAAAAAATGAAGGCACTATAACAAAGAATGAAGGTATAAGAACTATAGCAAAGCTTATGTTAAATGCTTTGTATGGGAAATTTGGTGTTAATCCAAAAGTACAATCTAAAATACCTATATTTAAAAATGGTTTGGTTCACTATGTTTTAGATGAAGAAAACGAGAGGGATTTAATTTATCTTCCTATAGCAACTTTTGTAACTGCTTATGCAAGACAAATAACAATAAGTTCAGGGCAGAAAAATTATGATAGATTTATATATGCAGATACAGATTCACTACATCTACTAGGGCAGGAAGAACCCGAAAATTTAAATATTGATAATGTAAAAATGGGTTGTTGGAAAATAGAAAGCAAGTTTACTAGGGCAAGGTTTGTAAGATCAAAATCTTATATAGAGGAAATTGAAGGAGAGTTGCATATTGCATGTGCAGGTATGCCAAAACAATGCCATAAAAATATAACATTCGATAATTTTAAAGTTGGATTAAAAGTTGGTGGAAAATTACAACATAACAGGGTGCGTGGTGGTGTAGTATTAAAAAATATTGACTTCACATTAAAGATGTGATAATGTATTATTTATGGAGCATCATGTAAGCAATTTATTGGTTGTGGGCACTACGATTAAAATCGCCACTAACCAGTTTTGGGATTAGTACCCCATTTATTGTGGCATGATGTTTTCCTATTTTGGAGGTAACAATGGAAAAAAATTATTATTATGATGGTTATGAAACGCTTAGTTATAATTCACTTTATAATTTTGTAATAGGTAATAGAGGATGTGGAAAATCGTTTTGGTGTAAGAAATGGGCGATAGATGATTTTTTAAGAACAGGAGCACAGTTTGTATATGTTAGACGATATAAACAAGAGTTTAAAAAAATAAAAACATGGTTTAATGATATATCGCAGTTTTATGAAAATGTGAAATTTGAAGTAAAGGGAATGTATTTTTATATAAACGATAAACTGGCAGGATATGGACTATCGTTATCAACTGCTAAAATTGAAAAATCAAATGCATATCCTCATGTAAATAAAATTATATTTGATGAATTTATTATTGTTAATGCTATAATCACCGTATTGTGTTCCATTAATTATTTTACCAAAACGGG